ACATCCCTGTGTTAGATGGCTTTAGTTTTTCTCAAGCAACCAATGTTACAGAAGTGACATTAAATGAAATGGCAACAACAGCTGGAGTAAGTAGAAGAGCTAGACAAATGTTTACAGATTCTTATGCACCTGCAGAATGGTCATTTCAAACTTATATAAGACCTTTTGCTTCCGCAGGAGGCACAAGAGGAACTGATGGACATTCTTCAGCAACAGACGGTGAACATCATGTTGTAGAGGAAGCTCTCTGGAATGCTTTAGTAGCTGCAGATGAGCCAACAGGAACTAATGATGGTTGGACATATGACGGCACAACAAAAGCAACTCTTTCAGCAGCTAATTCAAATAAAGTAGCATTAAATACTTTTACTATTGAAGTAGAAATGGGTTCTGGAAAGTCAACTCCAACAATTTATAAATTAGACAATGCAGTTGTAAATGAAGTTTCAATTGATTTTGATATCGATGGAATTGCAACAGCAAGTTGGTCAGGATTTGCTTCAATTATTACAGAAGAAAGTTCAATGTCAACAGCAACAATTTATGAAGGTACAGCAGCAGCTGACACAAACAACTTCATTAGAAATAGATTAACAGACCTTGCTATTACAGCTGCGGATACATCAACGTTCCCAGGTGCTTCTAGTGATGGTGTATATACCAGTACTTTAACAGGTGGTAATGTTACTATTTCAAATAACATGACTTACTTAACTCCAGAAACTCTTGGATTAATTAACCAGCCTCTTGGTCATGTTACAGGAACAAGGTCTATTTCAGGTAACTTTACTTGTTATTTGAATACTCCTTCAAGCGGTGCATCAAGTGCTGACTTGTTTGAAGATCTTATTGAGGCAACAACAACAATTACCAACTCGTTTGACTTAGCTTTTTCAGTTGGTGGTTCAAGTAATACTCCTAGAATGGTTATCAATGTAGATACAGCCCATCTAGAGGTACCAACACATTCAATTGATGATATTGTAAGTTTGGAAGTAAATTTCCATGGCTTACCAAGTTCTGTAGATGCTACAGATGAATACACAATTGACTTTGTAGGACCAGACGTAACTTAACTTTAGCGGGAGGGGAAACCCTCCCTCTTTTAACCAGGAAACAGAATGACAGAACAAGAAAACAAATCAGTATCATTAGCGAGTTTATTAACTCCAAGTAAAACAGTTTCAGTTGATTACCCAGGAATGCCCGGGTTTTCAGTCGACCTTTGCTATTTAGCAAGAGAAGAACTATTAAAACTACGAAATCGTTGTCTATCCCAAAAGTTTAATCGTAAAACAAGAGCTTTTGATGAACAATTAGATGAAGATAAATTTTTAGTAGAGTATGTAAAAGCTGTAATTAAGGGATGGAAAGGCTTAAAATATTCTTACCTCGAAGAGCTTCTATTGGTGGACATTAGTAGTCTTGATCCCGAAGATGAACTTTTATTTTCTCAAGAAAATGCCGAAACTCTCATGAAGAATGCAGCAGATTTCGACACTTGGGTTACAGAAGTAACAGGTGATTTAGAAAATTTTACTCGAGTCAAGTAGAAAAAGTTTTAGAACTACTTGATGAAACATACAGAGACGGTCAAATATCTTTAGACGTATACTTAGATATATGTGAACAAAAAGGTATAGATCCTGACCCGAACGAAATGCCACCAACTCGTGGGGACTTTCCCTTTGAAGTTCAGGTGGCTTTTTTATTACACGATCTTTTACCCGATAGATGGGATGGAATGAGTGGATCGTATTTCGGAAAGGATTTAGCTGCTTTAGGAACTTTACTAGATGTCTGGGAAGTAGACGATAAGCAAACAGTTACTTATTTTTTGAAGAATATAGAAGCAAGATACGCAATGAAATTGAATAAGGATTTAGAGCGACAAAGAAAAGCTCGTGAGAACAAAGGAAAGAATACTCACATATCCTCAGCAAATATTAAGAAAAGATAATGGCAAAAAACGAAGTCAAAATAAAAATCAACGTTGATGGTAAAGAATTAACTCTTACTAAGAAACAAGCAAAAGCTTTAGGTAAGCAGTTAGATAATACAGGTAAATCTGCCCATACCGTTGATAGACGCTTAAAAGGTGCTGCTCAAGCATCTTCCAATACCACAAAAAACTTTTCAAAAATGGCTCAAGGAGTCAGTGGCGGTCTTGTGCCTGCGTATGCTACTTTAGCCGCCCAAATGTTTGCATTAGGAGCTGTATTCAGAGGATTACAACAAGCTGCAGACTTTCGTGTATTAAACGAAGGTATGAGAGCATTTGCTGCTAATTCTGGAGTTATGGTAAAAAGTTTATCAAAAAATTTACAAGAAGCAACAGGGCATCAGTTAGACTTCAGACAAGCAGCACAATCTTCACAGATAATGTTAGCAGCTGGATTTAGTGAAGATCAAATGGGAGCAATCGCAACGGCAGCAAGAGGAGCATCAACCGCACTCGGTAGAGATTTTGAAGATTCTTTTAATCGTCTTGTTCGAGGTGTTACAAAAGCTGAACCAGAACTACTCGATGAATTGGGTATTATTCTACGATTAGAACCTGCTACAAAAAAGTATGCACAAGCAATAGGTAAATCTGTAAAAGATTTAACCACTTTTGAAAAATCACAAGCAGTTTTAAATGAAGTTTTAACTCAATCAGAAGAAAAATATGGAGCAGTAGGAGATGCTGTTCCCGTTAACCAATTTAATAAATTAATTGCAACTTTTATTGACTTAAAAGATAAAGCAATGGAATTTATTACTCCAATTGCAGAAGTACTTGCAGGATTCTTTACTGAAAACATAAAATCGGCAGTAGCAGTACTTGCTATTTTTGCATCTACACTTTTAAAATCAGTGCTTCCAGCATTTGATGAACTCTCTGCAAAAATAGATAATAGTAGAATAGGGAAATTTGCTGCAGGAATAGGAGACAGTTTCGGAAGCATGAAGGGAAGTGCAGCTGAATTTAAAAGTCAACTTGGAGGACAAGGAACAGCAAAAGCCAAAAAATTAGCGCAAGGATTTGATAGTGGTGCAGCTTTAAAATCTTCAGGTATAAATGCTTTGAAGAAAGGTGAAAATTTAACTCGACAACAAATGAGTGGTTTAAAAGGAGCTTTGAGAAAAGCAGAAGCAGAATACAAAAAACATGGAAAAATAACAACTGGTATATTTGCAGGGGAAAATATTAAAAAAGTTCGTGGGTTTAAATCTGCATTAAAACAAATGGAAATTGAAAGTAGTAAAACTAATATGACTATGAGAACTGGACTGAAGTTAACAGGAATTGCTATAAAAGGAACTTTCCAAGGAATGGCAGTAGCAGCCAAAGTAGCTTTTAAAGGAATGGCACTAGCAGCAAAAGGTGCAGCAGGAGCTGTTAATTTAGCTTTTAGAGCTGTAGCTATTTTTGGTTTTATACAACTAGCAATGGATGGTTTGAAAGCCTTAACAGCAAACTTTGATAAAGTAATGGCAGGGTTTGCATCTGCAATACGAATGGTCGGAAATGGTATTGCAAAACTAGCAAACTTTTTAAGTGGAATTCCACTTATAGGTCAATTTTATAAAGCAGGCGGAGAATTTGCACAAGAAAAACTAGCTGGAATCGCAGATAGTATTGAAGGACAACTTGAATCTGGAGAAGGTTTTATTGGAGAAATGGCAGATAAAGCAAAGAAAGAAAGACCGGGTTCAATACTTGCAGATCAATTTGAATCTGCTCAAGAAAAATTAAAAAGTCTACATACCGAGTTCAAAGAAATGATATCTGCTAGAGAAGGACTTGATCAAACTGCAGGACAAGTATTCGAAGCAAATGTAGCAACTATAGCAAGTTCAGGAATTGCAGGACAAGCCGCAAGACTTCAAGGAATGGAAAGCAGAACAGGAGAGGATGCATTTACCGCTGAACAACTAGAAAAACAACGAAGTGCTTTAATTCAATATGGAAAAGATTTAGGAGGAATAAACCCAACAATTGCCGATTTATTTAGCCAGTATGAAAAAGGCGAAATATCTACAGAAAAACTAACAGATGGACTTAAAAATGTAACTACTAAGGCAGGTGCACAAAATACTGCTTTTAAACAAATAAATAATACTATTTCAGGATTTGTACAGCAATATGGCAAAATTAGTAAACGAAATCCATTAGATGAACTTCTTTCAAGTTATAACAATTTAGATCAAACAATAAAACTTACAGGTGATAATAAAGAAAGCGTTGTTCAAAAAATATATGAATCTGTATTTGGAGCAAGAGCAGAAGGAACATCACTAGACGATATGACAGCAGCACTGGATAGATTTGCAGTAGGCTTAAAAGGAGTAATAGATACTCGAAGACAGTTAGAAACGGACGCCCTTGATAATAAGCTAGCAGGAGCAACAAATGCATATAAAACAGGAGCTGCAGCTACTTTTGCAAAAGAAGATATAAAAAAAGAAGATTTAAGAATAGCAAGAGAAAAAGCACAGAATAAAGTAAATGAGTTAGCACTAAATAAGCAAATGAGTATCGAAGATGAACATCAATTTAACATGGCAAAGAAACAGCTAGCTGTAGCACAGGAACAAGAGACAGCCTTTGCACATTCAATAACAATTGCTGGAAAACTACAAAATACTTTCTCACAAGGAATACAAAAAATGTTTGAAGATATAGCAACTGGTTCAGCAAGTGCAAAAGATGCTTTTAAATCTTTAGCAACTCTAGTACTACAAGAAATGGCAAAAATAGCTGCAATGAAAATGGCAGCTTCAGTAACAGGCTTTTTAGGATTTGCACAGGGAGGTATTATCCCTGTTCGAGGAATGGCTTCTGGAGGATATACTGCAGTAGGCCAAAAACGTTTTGGAACTGGTGGAATTGCAACTTCTCCGACAATAATGGTTGGAGAAGGAAGATATAATGAAGCCGTAGTACCTTTACCAGACGGAAGAAGAATTCCTGTAGAAATGATGGGTAGCGGAGCAGGACAAAATAATGTAACAATTAATATAGATGCAGGCGGAAATGCAAGTAGTACAGGAAACGCAGAGCAAGCACACGCACTCGGTATGTCAATACAAGCAGCAGTTATGGAAACATTGCAAAGAGAAAAACGTCCAGGCGGCGTATTAGGTGGGGGTTAATAAATGGCTTTTGGAATAATGCAAAATAATGGATCAAATATTACAGGCTTTAGTGCACCTGTACAACCAGATAAAGGATTAAAACGTGCTAGTAAGCCAAAAGTACATACTATTACATTTGGGGATGGATATGAACAAAGATTAGCAGATGGAATTAATAATTTAGAACAAACTATAAGTGTAAGTTTTTCTACTCGACCAAAGGCAGAGATAGATGATCTTGTGGCTTTCTTTGAATCATTAGGAGGAGTTACTAAGTTTCGTTTTGATTTAGAAGATAGTAATGAAGGCTCAAGTAGCGAAACAATTAAATGTGTATGTGATAAGTGGGATCAAACGTGGGCATATGATAATTTTTATAGTTTGACAGCAACATTTAAGAGAGTTTACGAAGCATGACGGAAAAAATTGCAATCAAAGAATTACAATCTCTGGAAGAAGAATCAGGTTTAGTTGTATTATATGAAATAGCACTTGATGAAGATGGTTCAAGCCGTGCCTATTTTACTCGTGGAGAAGATATAGATTTATCAAACGTACAAATGTATGACTATGACAACAATAGTCAGTTAAATACATATGATGCCATTCCTGTACAGGCAGAAGGATTCGAAGTAAAAAGTAAAGGAGCAGCAGCAAGACCTGTTATTACTTTTGCAAATATATTAAGTACTTTTGGAAATGCACTCGGAAGTTTAGAGCCTGATGATCTTATAGGAAAGAAATTATATAGAAGAAAAACTTTACGAAAATATTTAAAAGATGGATCAGCAGATACCGGCTCAGGAAATACACCAGTAGAGTTTCCAAGGCAAATTTTTATTATCGATAGAATCGAACAACTAAATGCAATAGAAATATCTTTTGAACTTACAACACCTTTTGATGTAGAAGGATTAGTACTTCCCTATCGTGTAATTGGAAACAATGCTTGTTCTTGGGTATATCAAGGAGCCTCCCCAAATAAAATAAATAATAGTACAGATAATGGTGGGTGTACTTGGTCAGAAGAATCAAAACTTATAATGACAAACGGTAGTGGAACAGACGTTACTCATACTGTTTATGTAACACAAGACGATGAATACGTAATTCCCTCAACCACTAGTTTTACAACTTATACGAGCGGAGCAGTAACAAAAGATTCGTACTATAAAACTACAACGACTCTTGCAACTACGGGTATACAAAGGTTAAAGCCAGACGGCACTGCAGATACAGCTGCAAATGGAGGAACAATTAATAATTATTGGCAGGCAACAACGAGTACAAGCAGTCCTGGAACTCCTTCAGATACAAATGGAAATTTTGATAGAATAAGAGTACACGGCACATATAGTGCAAGTGCAAATTATTATGCTTACACAGAAGATAGACATAATGATTATGTAGCATATACAAGCGGTGGGAAAACACACTTATGGAAAGCAACTCGTACACAAACAACAGGAGCAAATACTGCGCCTGGTTTTAATAGTTATTGGGAAAGAGGAGACTCATGTGGTAAAAGACTAACCTCATGCGCTTGTAGATTTGGCTTTAGTCCACTGACTACAGCTTCGTCTTCAACAGGCAGTACATCAAAAAATAGTCAAAAACCTTTACCTTTTGGAGGCTTTCCTGGTGCAAGAAAATTTAGATAAACTTTTACCTGAAATTTATAAACAAGTAGAAGAAGAAAGTCCAAAAGAAGCTTGTGGACTTGTTGTTGAAATTGAAGATGAATTGAAATATATTCCTCTGGAAAATCAAAGTTCTGAAAATGATCACTTTGCAATAGACCCAAAACAATGGGTTCGATACTCGATTATTTCAAAAATAAAATATGTAGTGCATAGTCACTACGGCTCAGATTGTTATCCAAGTGAGCATGATAAGAATGTATGTAAAAGTCTTGGCGTACCATACTTAATTGTATCGTACCCAGAGAAAGGAGAATTTATTTATGACCCACGTTAAATTAATGGGAGAAATGGGAGAAAAATTTGGCTCTGAGTGGGAGTGCGTCGATACAAATATGCGCGACATACTAAAGTGTATCAATGTTCAAACAGAAGGATTACAAGAATATCTTTTAGATTGTCATTTAAAAAATATTGAATTTTCTATACAAAGTGGAGATACTCTTATCGAGGAGTTTCCAGAATTATACTTGAATGTAGCAAGAGATGAAGTCATAATTACTCCAGTACCTGCAGGTTCTGGTAAAGGATTAGGAAAACTAATTACAGGATTGCTACTATTAGCAGCAATGTTTTTTATGCCAGGAACTGCTGGATTCTTCACCAATGTAAATGCAATAGGTGGGGCGGGAACAGGAATAGGAAGTATGAGTGCTGCTAGTGTGTTAGGCATGCAAGGAGCAGGAGGTGCCGTAGTCTCTCTAAACATAGCAGGTTCAGCAGTAATGATGATTGGAGCAAACTTAGCACTTATGGGACTCGCAGAAATGTCAGCACCCGATCCAGATAAAACAACAGATGATCCTTCTTACTTATTTAATGGAGCCGAAAATCACATTGAACAGGGAAAACCTGTTCCACTTCTCTACGGAGAACTTACAATCGGAGGCGCTCCCATTTATCAAGGATACACACCAGGACTTCAAAATCAATATAAAAAAGGAGTTACTTTAATTGATGGAAATGATACAAACCATTCAAGAATTGGAACAAATCCATATAGCGGAATATATACAAATTATGCGACTTCAAATGCAGGAAGTCCATCAAATCAACCTTCTTCAGGATGGGTAGGAACAGGAAATAACACTTTTGATCAAGTAATTGATTATATAACAACCCCAAGCAGTGGACTTGCAAAAACTCCACTACCAGACGACATATTTGAGCAGGCAAAATAAAATGGCAGATAATTCATCAAAATACAGTACAAGAGCTTTTGGTCAAAAAAGCACAGTTGATTTAAAAAGTCCAAATAAAGAACAAACAGCTATTGTCTATGATTTATTGGCAGAAGGACCAATTGCTGGTCTAGTAAATGATCTTTCCTCTGTATACTATAACGACGTTCCCTTAATTGATTCAGCAAACAATGATATTTTAAAACCTCGTAAATTTACAGCAAATACAACAGCAAATAACACTTCAATAACAGCAACTGAATTTGGAGTAATTCGTACTCTTAGTTACAATAATAGATCAGGTCTTGGTATTGGTGGTAGAGTAATTTCTATTACAGGTGCAGGAACAAAAGGGACAGGCATAGCAAGTATTACTGCAGGTTCCTCTAAAGTTACAACTTCTTCTAATTATTTTACTCAAACTCTTATAGATAATCAAGCAAAAGGATTACCAGTTTATGTACGTATTACAGGAGCGGGACCAGGCGGTCAAGATCTTGTTTGTGGGATAAAAAAACGAATAGGAGATACTTCTGCAGAACTAACTACAAGAGCATTTACAACTGTATCTGGAGTGGACATTGTACAAGACCATATTACAGTAATTAATTCAATATCAGGAAATACAGCAACATTATCAAGTGCTCCTACTACCGCTGTAACAGGAGCTATCTGTGTTGTATCAGGACCTAAACTAGACAACTCTGCACAATTAACAAATTTTTCTCATGTCTCCTTTGGATTAAGAACTGGAGAAATTCTCCAGTCTCCGCTAGCCGTTCCAGGATTTTCGGGTTCTTCTAGTACAGTTTATGACGCAAATATACAAATAAGACAATCGGATTTAGCAAGTGTACCAGGTTTATCTGCATTAGGCACTAACTATAATGGAACAGGTGGCGGAACTCTGAATGGAATTGATGACCCTGGTAATGATGGTCAAGGCTCTGCTTCAGATACAGTATTAACTGCTGCAGCCATGGGAGTTTCAAATCCTCAAGAGGTAGACGAAGTACATCTTACTTTTAGTTTTCCAGAAATGCACGCATTTAAAAGCTCAGGAGCAAAAGGTTCAAGTTTTGTTGAGTTTCAAATGTTTTTTGAATTCACTTCTGATGGTTTAAATTATACGAGTGCCCTAGCTTTTGGACCTTCTAATGCTAGTATACTTTCAAGATCAGATTATAATTGGGGGAACAATGTAACTTACGGAGTAAGAAAGACAAATAGAATAATAAATAATGGATATATAAAACCTTCTAAAGCACAATACTCTGAATATATTGAAGAGTTTGTAATGAATGTTGAACAATTTCAGCCTTTTACTAATTATAGAGTTCGTATACGAAGAATAACAGATGAAGATTTTAAAGATGGTAGTTTTCAACATAAAAATAAATCATACTTAAAAACAGTAGAGAATATAACAAAAGATAGGTTATCATATCCATACGCTGCCTATGCAGCAAATGTGTTTAATGCAAAAGATTTTAGTGGAGGATTACCAAGTAGAGCATATAAACTACGTGGAAAGTTAATACAAGTTCCTACTAATTATTTAACAAGAGATGAAAGTTCCGATGGCACTGCAAAATATACACGATTAGTTGGGGGCTCTGCACCTAATTATACTGTATCAGAAGAAGCTTCTTATCAAACTTGGAATGGAGCATTTCGAGGAGATAGAGATACATGGGCAGAAGGACATCCAAATAGAGATTTAGTATATTGTAATAATCCAGCTTGGGTATTTTATGATATTCTTACAAATAATCGTTATGGAGTAGGACAATTTGTTGACAAATCTCTTATAGATAAATATTCACTTTTTGAAATTGCAAAATATTGTGATGAACTTGTATCAGATGGAGAAGGCGGACTAGAACCTCGATTCACAACTAATCTATACTTAGATAAAACTGCAGAAGCAACAAAAGTATTACGAGATATTGCAAGTATATTTAGAGGAATGGTACTTTGGTCAGAAGGAGAAATTGTAGCGATTGCTGATAGACCAAAAGAAATTGTTTATACTTTTACAAAGGGAAATGTTGAAAACGGTGTATTTACATACGAAGGTACAGGAGATAGAGTACGAACAAATCAAGTAAAAGTAACATGGAACGATCCAAAAGATAACTATCGACAAGCAATTGAATATGTAGAAGATCATCAAAATATATTAAATACAAACAGACTTGTACGAGAATCTTCTGTTGCTTTTGGATGTACTTCTCGCGCACAAGCACATAGATATGGTAAATGGAAACTATTATCTGCACAACTAGAAAAAGAGACAGTTAGTTTTACAACAGGATTAAATGCAATTGGATTAAGACCTGGAGATATAATTGGTGTACAAGATGCGGATAAAGATGGATATTCTTATTCTGGAAGAGTATCTAATACCGGTACAAAAAGTACTACAGTAATTCCACTTGATAGAACAATAGCATTACCTTCATATGCAGCAGCTTTTCCTCCACAATTATTACTTATATATCCTGAAGGAGGATGTTATCTTGAACAAGAAGTCGCAGTTATTAATACAGTAACTTATTATAAAGGTGATCTACTATTAGAAAATCAAAATGGTACTGCACTTGATACTCAAGAAGAAGCAGCAAACTTAAAAGACGATAATGGAGACCGAGTACTTAATTTTTGGTCAGAAAACGTAAGAGTTGAAAAACAGAATATATCTACAAGTGCTGGAAATGTTTCTAGCTTAACAGTATCTTCCGCCTTTAGTTCTATTCCAGATGCAGAAGTAATTTGGGCACTTCAATTATTTAATACTGATGGTACTCCGAAAACTGGAACAACAAAAGAGTTTAAAGTCATTTCTGTAAAAGAAGAAAAAGATGAAAAAGTACAAATAGTAGCTGCAGAATTTGCAAAAGGAAAATTCGGAGCAATCGACAGAGGTTATACACTTTACAGTGTACCTGTAGATGCAAACCCTGATAGGGATGATGTAATACCAGCGCCTACAAATATAGTTGCAAAGGTAGAGCCTATGAATTCCGAATCACCAGATTTAGGAGAAACTGTAGACATTGTAACTTCTGGAGGAGCTAAAGTAACCGTTAGTTGGAATGCCCCTCTTACAAGCGATGGTTTAAAATATAAAAATATAGCAGGTTTTGAAATAAAACATAATTTTAGTGGAGGGTTTGAAACCGAGATTACAAATGGGGAAGATCAGACTTTTGTATATGATAATGTTAGCATTGGCGAATATGAAGTTCATATACGAACAATTACAACTATAAATACATATTCTCGATGGATCGTTCGATTGGTAGAAGTAGGAAAAAATGAAATTCCTTCTTTTTCAGGATTTAATAAATCTCAAATACCTGTTGGAGGACAATTCAATCAAGCTATCTCAATTGATTCAAGTACAGGATTACTAGAAATTGGTTCATCAACTTATAACTTTATAGGAGTAGATGGAACAGAGTATATATTCTCTGGAACTGGAACTGGAAATTATCAGCAGTCATTTGCAGGTATGGGAGCAAGCGCAACAGCTTTTCTATTATTTGATGCAGATGCAACTTCAGATCATTTAAAAGCAGTAGAATTAATTTCAGACTCAAATGTAAGTCCTGCTGTAGAATATTATGCAGAAGTTGGAGCATCTAATAATGGACTTACACAAGCAAGTGGAACAATAACTGTTACTCAATTTTCAAATCAAATTGATGGAAC